CCACAGGCACCACAGCCGACTTGATGAGGTAGTAGCTCACTGCGCTGGACGTGATGTAGGCATCACAGGTGATCGGGGAAGCCGAGGTGTTGGCAATCGAGAACCCGATGATGGTGGTCTGGGTCGCGGTCGGGCATGTGTAGACCGTGGCAGGGGATGTGCCGACGTTCTTGCTCAGGAAGTTTTTAAATGTATTTGCCATGATTTATCCTTATCCGAGCGCTATGGCGAGAGCCACGGCGGTTCCAGCGGGGTCTACCTGTAAATTGGCCTGCGCCCCAGCCACGTTGGACGCACCTGTGCCACCGTCAGCAATTGCCAAGTCAGTAATTCCAGTGATCGTGCCAGCAGTAATATCTGCCGTCGCAAGCTGGTTGTTGATGTTGACAAAGTTGGCGTCCAACTCCGCGTTTGTAAGCGGGGAGCCTTTACCTGTTCGTGTGACGATGACAGCCATGTGCTACCTCTTAAGAAGCCGACAGCGTGATAGTCCAAGTGATCTGCATCGTGTCGTCAACAGCCTTGTTGACCACTGCAAACACCGTGCGGCAGAGCATGTCCCCGCTGCTGCTTGCATTGAAGATGCCTGCTTCCGTGATAGCGCCAGTGCCCTCGCCAGCGGCGAAGGTGGCAACGTACACGATGGCTTGGTTGTTGGCCCCGGAGATAGTCGCGCTGGTCAGCGCTTTACGTACTCCCAGCAGACTGCCCAGATCGGTGTCAGTCGCGGCAGCAGCCGAGGTGCCTGCACCCACAGCCATGTGGCTCATTACAGCCTTGGCGGTGCCGGTCATGCGGCTGGTGATGAACGCCAAGCCTGCGTTGACTACAAGGTTGGGTACAGTTTTCGACTCCTTGACCACGCCGTCTTTGCCGGTGATGACGATGCCCAGCGCACCTGAGAGTTGAAGTTTGTCGTTTGCGTTCATAGCGATTCCTTTAGAAAGTTCGGGACGACCCCACGTAGTCTTCGGCAAAATAACTGAACTCTACGTATCCTTGGCTGCGCAAACTTCCTGAGTCTTGGGCCGTGGGCGGTTCAGCGTAAACACCCCCAAAGGATACATTGAAAGCGTCAGTTACGCCAGTGGCATCCGCCTTACTGGTTGCGAAGATGATCTGCGGGGCGTCAGAAGCCAGCAGCGCCTCGAAGCGGCTGGTGGTAATGCTCAGGGTGCTTGACTCGGCTACGGCGGCAGCATCGCTGCGGACGGCCCCCACGCTCCGGGTTGCAAGATCAGAGACCGCAGACGTGTTGGACGCGGCCTTGAAGAACTCCAGCAACTGATCATCGGTGTCAAACAACCCACCGTTCACGTCATCGGTGACGGTAATGCTCTCAGTAAAGTTCTTCTGGAGGACGATCTCAGACGATTCCGCGACACCCAGTGCCTCGGCCCGAGGCTTGGTGATGTCCTTGAATACCTGAATCCCGAGCGTGTACGTCTGGAAATCAGGGGCACCGACCACGTAATCCTCTAGGAAATACGGCTCGCCATCCCCGAAACTTGTACCGTCGTAGACCTTTTTGTTGGGGACGACAGCCGCAAAGTCAGTGATAAATGCGTCGTCGCTGCGTACTCGCGTCATGCTGGCGCGGCGGGATTCCTGCACACCCACGGTATCTTGCTTGGTCAGAATCTGGAGGAACTCCCCCAGCGTCGAGACCAGTCGCAGGCCCAGAACACCGATGGTCAGCCGCATCCGGCTTGCAGCAACGCTCAGGCGTAGACGGTTTGCGGTGATGCCCGCAGCCAGTCTGATCGCCAGATACGCTGTTACAAGTTTCACGCAAAGTCCTCTCGCAATTCAAACTGCAAGATGTCGTAGATTGTTTCCCGCTCGCCCGTGCCCAGCACGACCTCAACTTCACCCTCGTACTCGCCCGCATCACGGTCAAGATCACCGATTGCCCAAGCGACGATGGCAATCCCGTTGGTTGCTGGGGCGACGATGATTGCCGGACGGCTGAACAAGAGCGTTGTCGAACCGCTGGCCCGAAAGTGCAGAGTTACAGTTGCCCCGGTCAGGTCGGTTGCGACCCCAGTCTGGGTGTTGGACAGAGCCAGTCGAAGTTGCGGCGCGGTGTCGCCCTGTACCAGTTTGTAGGTTGCCATGTTCTGCCTTATCGAAACGGGTTCATTCGGGTCATAACAGTACCCCGTGCATTGCCGAGGTTTGCCCGTGCCCGGCGCTCAGTGAGTTGCGACAGGTGCTGCTTGGCGTGGTACGCGGCCAACTCCCGGTCAGACCAGCTTGTCTTGGGGAGGGCCAGCAGTTCCTGAAGCGCACCGTGCATGATCACGTCTTCGAGTTCATTGAACATCACCTCGTCCATGCCGGAGGAGGAGCGCGTCGGGCGCAGCGCATAGATCATGCGCATGTTGTATGGAACAAGCGCGTCTGGCAGCGGCAGGACAGCGTACTGCGATGGGGAAATCTGGGTGATGGCCTGCGGCTGGCTACCGTACAGGGCGATGTCGCCCGTTGTCGTGTACTTGTCGGCCCACTTGGGGTACGACTCCAGCGCTTGCTCCAGCGTCAGCACCTCAAGCTGGTTGTCGTTCATCAGCGACGAAAACACGGCGCACACCTCGGTATCCACAGGCTTGCTGTAGTTATACACATACGTGCCGGGCGTCAGGTTGAACCTTGGCTGCTGGTAGCGCCATGCCAGCGTGCGCTCGCACACCCGGATAGCACAGTCGCGTACGTACTGCGTAATCGTTTGGCGCGGGCACCCCGGCACACTGGGCTGGAGCCGGACGGAGAGCGAGGAGAAGTCTCGGGTAATCATTACACCACCTGTTTGGTTTCCATGCCGCCAGTCTCGGTATCAGTGATAACCCGCGACTGAAGACCGACACCCAAGCCCTGCACAAAGGCGTCTTGGAACAACTTGGCTCGCCCAGATAGCACATGCTCGTTGTCAATCGACTCTGTGAGGAAGACCGTGCCGTCGATGACTGTGCTGAAGTACCCGTCGGGTAGTTCGATGGTCTGTGCCAGCGTATATGCCGGAGGTGACTGCACGTACTCCCCGATAAGCACTGTGTTCAGCGCGGGCCGGGGGTAAACGAAGAACTTGTTGGGGTTGCGCACATGCCGCATGAAGTTGATCGGCTGGCCGGGTGGCTCACTGACCCACTCTGGGTAGCTCTGGTCGAGCATATCGCGGGACGCTTCGGTGACAGCCGCGCCGTTCTTGACTTGGAAGATTTCGACCAATCGAGTCGAGCCTGCGGGGCAGGACTGCAAAACGACGTTCGCAGTCATAGGGAATTCCCCAATGACCGTGAACAAATCCGGGCGAAGTATCACCATCCGCTTAAGGGTCTGATTTACAAACCCCAGCAGAACTACGTCTGAGTTACGGAACGGCTCTCGCGTGTCTTGGACAAGCCGCCGTACCTCGGTGATGACTTCGCTCGGTGTCATGCAGGCATTCCTCGTGCGGCTTCAGCAGCCAACTCAGGTGAAGTATACGGCGGAGCCTCGGGGATGTCACTGGTTCCGAGATCGAGCGCACCCTTGCGCTTCTTACGTTCGAGTTTAACCTGTTCCACAACCGCTGGCTGGATGAACCGTTCAGGGTAGGCTTCTTCCTCGGTGATGACTTCGCAGTCAGGGTTCTTCGCCAGAATTGGATTCCAGTCGTAAATGAAGCCGTCTTTGCGAACGCGGATGTACATCGTGCTCATTTTTTACCCTGCTTCGCCATGCACTTGCCAGCGGCTTTGCATTTGGCGGTGTTGGGACACTGGGCGCATGGCTTAAAGACCATGCCACCTGCCTTGTACGGCATAGGTTTTTTTGCTTTGGGCATCATTCCGGGCATATCAGACTCCTTGGTTAAGTTAACGGTACTTCGCGGTTTTCGGTTTGGTAGCCATGTCAGCACTTCCACGCTTTGAGCGATTTATTGATGCGGCTGTTGGGGTCGTTGGCTGTCTTGGCGCTGGTCAGCTTCTTCTTCATGCCTTCCATCCGGGCACAGAACGAATCCTTGCGCGACCCACCTTCAGGCTGCGGCGGCTTCAGACCGGGCTTGCCGGGGTTGGCTTTGTTGTAGGACGCACGTCCGGCTGCGTTCAGCCCACCCTTGGGGTCTTTGCCTTCCTTGCGTGTCCACGCTGGTGTCTTTGCCATGATGCTCCTTTATGCGGCAACCGCTTTAATGATCGCAAAATTGATGACCGGCGTGTCGGCAGCAGTCGCAGTGTTTGTCACGTTGTGGACAGCGATCTTGCATGACCCAGACGAGACAACAGTAGCGTTGATTGAGTACTGGGCAGAAGTCAAGCCCGAAGCGAAACAGGCAACGATCACATCGTCCGGGTCGATAAAACTGTTGTTGAGCGTGAACTCATTGGACGTGAGACCGGGAATCGCAGTGGACGCGAACATAGTAATCCGCCCGCTGACCTTGTTGAGCGTGACAGCAGTCGTGCGGCTTGTGCCCTGAGTGACTGCGCCGCCCACACCTGTACCGCCGTACCCGAAGGGCTTGGAAACGATGACCTCACCCGTACCGTTGGGGTTGAGCTTAATATCGCCGTTGGTGTTGTTGGCCGAGATTGAGTTGTCGTCCATCGTGAGATTGCCTGCAATCAGGGTCTCAGAGGAGATGGACGTGAGGCCGGTGAACGAGCCGGTGAACGTGACCCCGGAGATCGTACCGCCTGTGATTGCGGCATTGATCATCGACACGGAGCCGGTGCCGTTGCCAGACAGCACGAGGTTGCCGTTGGTATCTGTGACGGTGATGGCGTTGCCCGACAGGCTGATGTTATCTGTCGTGACCACACCCGTGCCGTTGGGGGCCAGCACGAGGTTGCCGTTGGTGTTGGTTGTTGAGATGGTGTTGCCATCCAACTGAATGTTGTCCACTGATGCGGAAAGCGTGCCCACTTTCAGTGCTGTTGCCACTCCTGTGCCGCTGTAGACCGTTTTTTCGGTCGCAGCCGGGCCTTCATCGACGTGCAGCAATTGGTCGAAAGTGCTGGCAATTGTCGTGCCGGTGAGGTTTGTTGGCATTCTTTATCTCCAAAAGGCAGGGCCGAAGCCCCACCAGTTTACTTTACGCAGCCGCGATTGCAGCCAGCGTGTCCACGCGCAGCCAGTTTGTACCGTTGCTGAATGCAACGACAGCAGCGCCAGCAGCACCGTTTGACACATAGATCAGGTCGCCTGTGTACGAGGCCGCAGCCGGTACGGTAGCAACCGTGTAAGTAGCCAATGCGAGTGGCGCGAGCATAGTCAGGCCGTCGAGACGAGCCGTTCCGCTGTTGATGGTCACATTGTCTTGCGCAATACCACGATAAACACCCATTTCATTCTCCTTTGGGAGACAAGGGCCGAAGCCCCTGTCGTGTTAGTTGGCGTTGGCGACGATAGCGAAAACCTTCACCACGCAGTTGGCTGGGACAGCGGTGTTGATCAGAAGATCAATCGTGTCGGCAGCAACCACAACGGATGGGTTTGCGAGATCAGACGCTTTCAAGCCAGTGGCGTTGGAAGCAACGTCGTTGGCATACGCATTTGCAGCGTACGGCGAACCACCCGTGAAGCCGAGGTCGAAGGTAGCAGTCGTGTTGGTGGTCTCAGCAGAGGTCACGTTCACGCCAGCCGACAGGACGACGGAGCCAGCAGGCAGGGCAATCACTTGCAGCGTGTCAGCAGCAGCCAGTGCAGTAGCACCAGCAGCCAGACGAGCGGCGATGATCGCGGCGAAGTCCAAGGTCACTTCAAACTTGGAGATGTCGGTGACGTTCGCGGGGTACGCAGCGGTACCCTTATTGAACCCGAGCGAGTCAGTATATGCAGCCATTTCAGAATCCTTTCAAAATTGGTAGAAGGGGGGCGCAATGCCCCCCTCAGATTACGAGAACGAGATAACCGACTGAGCCAGAGCTTCGCCCTTGACAACTTTGTAGCCGTAGACTTGCAGACCACGGATGATGTTGCCGAAGGTGGACTCGGAGCGGATGGTTTCCATGTTGGTCATCTGGCTGGCAAACGTGAAGCCCATCTTGTGACCGGCGACGATGTTGTACTTGCCCGAAGACACAGACAGGTTGTGGCTCACGTAGATCGTGAAGCGGTCAACCATACCCAGACGACCGTTACGGACGACAGACATGCTGTCACCAGTCAGCGAAGCGTCTTTCAGTTCCGACTTCTTGATCAGACCAGCCATCTTGGCAGGAATGACGATGAAGCGGTCGCTCTCGGGAGCATTGGCTTCGTCCAGCACGGTGCCCATGTCAACCAGCAGGTCAACCACGGAGACAGTACCACCAGCGCCATCCTTAGTCACGACCAACGGAGCGCCGGAAGTGCCGAGGTTGAACGACAGGGACTGCTCACCAGCGGTTGCGCCTTTGTTGAAAGACGAAATGCCGGGCAGGATGTCAGTCAGAACGCGCTGGTCGATCTTGATTTTCATACGCTCGGAAGCGTCTTTCGACCAAGTGTCCATCAGGTTGATGTCAGCCTGAACCTTGTCCACATCATCTTCAACGCAAGCGAAGTACTCGCCTTTGTCGATGATCAACTGGAGCTTTGGCTTGTCTGGATTTTCAACGGTCAGGGTTTGGCCCTTCACGTAGTCACGGATGGTGATCTCAGGGGTGGTACGGATGTTGACCGTATCGCCGTACTGACGAATCTCACCTTCGTAGGTGGTGTTCGAGATAGCTGCGAGCACGGTGGCGTCGTAGAAATTCTCGATCAATTTACCAGACCAGATTTCTGGGATGAAGTTGCCGCTGTAATTTGGGCGACCGGGGGAAACGGGATAAGACATGAGAAAACTCCTCTAATCAGGCAGGGACTTGGATACGATTTTCTCGCTGGGCGGCGAAAATATCGCGTTCGATGCGGTCACGTTCCGGCTCCCGACCTTTGTATTTACCCGAGCGGACATCGTTAAAAAAGGTAGTGATGTCAGCAGGAGCGTATACGCGGCCTTTATTGGAGGCAGGCGCTCCGGTGCTACGTGAGCGACCGGGGGTAACCTGTTTCTCCAACTCGGAACTGGAAGCGCGACCAGTGGGTTGAGCAACAGCGGCTTGTCCAGTGGAATCCAACCAAGCCCGGAAGAAATTACCAACACGTGGTGCGTCAAGCGCACGTTGTGCATCGTCAAGGTACGTCTGGCGTGTGATGCCAGTAAGCGGGTCAGCGGCGAGCAGCCAAGACTGGAAGTCCTGATTGTCGTTCACTTCGCGCCACGTTGGAACAGCCCGTGTGAGGTCAGCCCAGAAGGCTTGCTCGGAGGAGGCAGCTTGGCGCTGTGCTACGGCTTGCACCTGCGGCACCACGTTCTGCTGCATCTGCCGCAACATACCTTCAATCTGTGCAAGGCGCTGCGCCACGGGGATTAACTCCTCGCGGGAGACCTTGCGCATCACATCAATCGACTCGCCGTATTCCTCAACGTCTTTGTCAGACACGATCTTTTCGACCACGGCTTCCTGACGTTGCTGAGGCTGGCTCGACTGCTGCGCTGAAAGTGTTGCAAGCAACTGTTCCATCTGCTGCACACGGTTCGTCATCTCCCGATTCTGCTGATGCAGACGGGGGACTTCGGCGTTGTACATACCCTGAAGCGTCTTGTATTTCTGCAAGACACCTTCTTCTGGGACTTTTTCATCATCGGGTGTTGACTCGTTGCCCGATGAAAGAGCAGCGTTATTCGACTCAAGGTTCTCGTCGGCTACTGAACGTGTAGGTGCGGGCTCACCAGACGCAGCGGGGCCATCGGCTTGAGGGGTTACCTCGCCTGTTCCACTGTCGTTGTTGAGTTGCTTGTACAGTTCTTGTACAGCCTCGGTCTGCTTGCGAATTTGCTCTGGAAGTGCCATGTTGAACGCTCCTATCGGTGTGCGTGATTAGACGGCGAGTTTTTTCATAACTTTGCCGCCAACGCAGGGGATTCTTTGGCGAACTTATACAGTTCACCCAGCACCTGACAGCGCCCCTGAAACACTGTCGGGTTGTTTATTGCGCTTGGAAGCGACTCCAGTTCCCGCATCCGCCATTCTTCCAGCCACACCAGAAACTCCGGATGCTGTCGAACGATGGTAGCGAGTACCTTGATCGCTTGAGGTTCAGGCTTAATCATGCGGCCTGTCCACTCACGCGGCTTTGAACTGTGTTGGCTTCCATCCCACCTTTGGGAGAGCCGTCAGGACGCTCGGGGGTAGCTGACGGTGCTGGCGCTTGTTGCGCCGCTCTCGCCTGCATACGACCCTGATAGTCCGACTTCTCCCGAGATGGAACAACTTCCTCCACAGGCATCTGCAACCCTTTAGCCACTTCCCGTAGGATGGTGGCTCGTCCTTCCTTCCCAAGAATCTCAAGATCAATGGGGTTGGCGGTTGCGTTGAGGAACTCGATGCGGCGGATGTTGACAGTTTCCTTGACGGCGAGATTGATCGCGCCCTTCGCTGAAACTTCAACGTCGCCCTTGATGGACTCATCCTCGTCGTAGCGCATGTTGTACACGAACTGACGAAGGACAATTGGTTTGACCACATCGGTGTCGATGTGCATCACGACTTGCCGGATACCCTTGCCTGCCGCGCCCATGAGCATGGACAGGCCAGACGATGTGCGGCCAGCACCCTGAACATTCAGGTCGCCGTAGACGTACGCAGGGATACCGGAGTGGTCATCGGCCAGACGGCTGAACTTCTCGTAAACAGCCATCAGCTCGTTGGCACGTGAATCAGGCTGCGTGAACCGGATGGCCGGAGCACTGGAACCAACAGGGTCGTTGGTAACCTGCCAGATTTTCCACGGGGTCAACTGGGTGATGTCCTCGTTTGGCGGGATGCGCTCAAGGTTGACCTCAACCTGCGGGCCAGAGGAGATGCCCATGTTGTTCACCAATGCCCTTGCGGCAGCGTTGCACACGCCTTGCAGGTCTTCAATGATCTTGGGAATACCCTTGCCCCAGAATGCGCCCGGACACTTGATAAACGAGGTTTTGGCGTACGGTTTCTCGCCGAGGGGGTCATAGTTCAGTACCGCCTTGATGACGTAGTTGCCGACCAGCCACACGTTGGCGTCGTACTCACGGGCCGAATCGGGCACATCTTCCTCCGACAGACCCCACTCGATGAGCATCTTGCCGCTGACTTTGCCCCAGAATTCAAGCGCGTCGAACTCGGTAGTTGGCCGCATGTACGAGTAGAACTTGCGCTCCTCCTCGTCCTTTTGCAACTCCACATCCTCACCAATCCACGACAAACCGTTGCCGATTTCCAGCACTTTGCGGATGGCGTCGTCGTCGTAGCCCGGCAAACCGATCATGTCGGCCAGCGTCATGCGGGACATGCGGTGATGCTCGAACAGGTAGCCTTCGTTGATCGTGCTGATGCCCGGCTCGGGGTAGATGCGGAACGGGTCAACGCGCTCGTACTCGGGGCCAAGGCGCTCGATGGGCTCAACCACGGTGCGGCCAGTGGCGTCAGTCTTCCAGCCCAGCGTGCGCTGACGGCGGACAATCGGGCCTTTAACGAACGCAGCAGGGTGCGTGACCAGATCGGTGATGAAGTCGTTGAACGAACTCTCCCAGCCGCCTTGTGCGAACTGGTCTTGAATCTTCAGCTTCATCCTGTCGGCCCGCATCTGTGCATCGTGCAGTACCTTGAAGCGGTAGTCCTGCGAGACCATCTCGCGCATCTCGCTCATCTCCTCACGGGTGGGAGCTTGGCCGATTTCACCGACCATCTTCAACACGCGCTCGGCAAAAAGCTCCTGCACATCCCGCGTCTGGGCAGGTGACAGGTCAGGGATGGGGGTAGCAGTCAAGTCCCAAGGAGGCGAGCCGTTGTCCAGCAGGATGTCGCGCAACCACGACTCAGCCGCACGGCACTTGACTTCGGTGATCATCATGTACAACTCAGAGCCGCCCTGACCCTGAATCTGCTTAAGCTTGTCGGCCTCGTACTGGCCGTTGCGCTGACGCAGCGCTTGGAGCATCTCCTGCTCGATGGGTCGCTTGGCCATCTGGGCTGCGTCCCAGCACTCACGCAGGTAGGAGGCAAGGCCGAG